TTGAAATTACATAAGGCTCTGTAGTTCAACGGATAGAACGGCGGTTTCCTAAACCGCAAATATGGGTTCGATTCCCATCGGAGCTACTTTTTAGCCCACCTTTTTAACAAGGGTGGGCTTTTTCTTTTCCGCATTTACAGCAAAAAAAGCCTATCTTTGCGGTACAAAGTTCTACAAATGTTCTACAGAGATTATATATATGGCTACATTCAAAGCGGAAGTATATGCCCACCAAAAGAAATCAGACGGGACATATAACATAAAGATAAGGGTTACGCACAACAGGCAAAAGAGGTATCTTGCCACCACATACTATGTGACGAAAGAAGATCTTACCCGTGCGTTGAAATTGAAAAACCAGAAGTACATAGACCTCACAGATCAGCTTGTGAAGAAGTACCGCAACATCTGTGATCGTGCAGGGGAAAGGTTGAAAGATATGACAGTGGATCAGGTTGTGGATCTTATCACCTCTGACACTGGAGAACACTTTGATCTTGATATTGTGGATTACGCCCGGAAGTATATCCAGAAGCTCCGTGATAGCGGACACAATGGAAACGCAAACTCATACGAAGTGGCGATAAACAATCTGGTGAAGTTCGTTGGCAGGGATAAGATAAGCATCCATGAAGTAACATCACGCTTCATTGAGGACTGGATAAGGTGGATTGCATTGCAACCAGCCGGAACTAACAGGAAAAAAGGAGAAAGGGCGCAATCATTGTACCCAAGCCAGCTAAGAGCCATACATAACCGTGCAAAGGCAGAATTTAATGATGAGGACATGGGGGTTATACGAATACCATATTCTCCGTTCAAGAAAGTGAAGCTGCCGAAGATCCCGGTAACACGAAAAAGAGCATTGGATGTTGTGACTATGCGGAAGTTGGCGGAGCTTCCATATACGGAGATAATGCAACCGGGTAAAAACAGGTTCAATCTGGCAAAGGATGTGTTTTTGTTGAGTTTCGCACTGGTCGGAATGAATGCCGTAGATTTGTATTACTGTACGGACTGCAAAAATGGTCGCATAACTTACCAGAGGACAAAGACGAAAAACAGAAGAGCGGACGGTGCGGAAATATCAATCAAGATAGAGCCGGAGATACAGGCTTTGGTGGATAAGTACCGTGATCCGGCTGGTGAGCGTGTGTTTGGATTCTACCATTGGTATAGCCGGATGGATTCTTTCAGTGCTGCTTTGAACTATGGGTTAAAGAAGATAGGCAAGATAATCGGAGTTGATGATCTGGAATTTTACGCAGCCCGGCACTCATGGGCTACAATAGCCAACAATGAGGCAGGAGTTGATAAGTACACCGTTCACACTTCGCTTAACCATGTGGACGAAACAATGAGGGTGACTGACATCTATATAAAGAAGTCATGGGACTTCATAGACAAAGCTAATCGCAAGGTTCTTGATACCGTCAAACTAAATATCGGATCAGTTGATGAGCCAGTATATTTGCCTAAGCAAAAAAGGATTTTGCCTAAGCAAACTTCTGAAAGTGATTTATAATCAGTAGTTTTGTTTTTGCGTTTTGCCTAAGCAAATTTTCCATTTGCCTAAGCAAACGCAATTTTCATCAAAATGCGGCATTTTTCGAGTGTCAAAAAGTACCATTTTGCCTAAGCAAAAGTTTATAACTATCTGTAAATCAATGTTCGGAAAATCGTGTTTTGCCTAAGCAAAATTATTTCGGTCTGTTTTTGCCTAAGCAAAATAGCACTTTTATTGATTATCAATGCTTTACGCACTTTTGCCTAAGCAAAATCAATTTGCCTAAGCAAAAATATAGAACGCTCTGAAAATCAGATGTTTAATTTTGCATATTTGCCTAAGCAAAATTTGACCGTTTTTGTTTTGCCTAAGCAAAAGTTTGCAAATGCCTAATAATGAACAATCTAATTTTTGCGTTTTGCCTAAGCAAAAGTTATCCGGGGGTATATATATTATATTATATATAAGTATAGATCTATAGATAAGAATAGATAGTATATGAAATAGGGGGTATGGGGGAAAGAACAAAAAAAGGGTGCTTTCAATTTGCACCCTCTTTACTTGGTTAATCATATCTCATTTCAGAGATACGGATATTGAGCAATGGTAGTATTTTGTTTGATCTCCAAAAACAACAGGTATCATAAAGCCTATTTCCTGATCGCCACGCTTCTTTATCCAGCCCTTATTGTATAGTGACATATCCAAATCTATATAGTCAATAGGGGCAACGCTTCTTACGAGTTTCGTTTCTGGGGCTATCGGTGTTTGTCCTTTTGATCCGTCCTTGTTGATCATCTGTGTATCTTCAAATAGGACTGGAAGAGATTCACCCTCCATAACCATTAGGAACTTATCCCAATCAACCAAAACAACCTCATTCGTCTTGTTCTCTATAGACAATTCGCAGAAGTAGTTTAGTGAATTGAAGCGGAATGATATTTTTACGCTGTCATTTTCCATTGAAAGCGTATCACTCTGGTAGGGCTTTTCCAATCTCAAAAAGCACCCGGCATTTTTCACTTGCGAAAATCCGACAACAGGGATGATCGCAAAGAGCATGAGTATAAGTTTTCTCATTTTGATTCTGTTTTGTTGTTCTCAAACATACTTCCAAATCCGGTAAGTAGCCATCTGGCGTTTACACCATACTCTCTAACCATAGGTTGTAGCCACGATAACTGAAACCATCCACGATCCAAATCTTTGCGCTGGGCAATGAAATTCCGTCTGTCTATGTTATTCAGTCGGCAATATGTATTCACTCCACGAATCTTCTTCATGGCTATTATCGCATCAAGTGCAGTATAAAAACGCTCCATTATTTGTTTGCTCACAGCCGTATTCATAGGATGTTATACTTCAAATAATCAATATCGGCTTTCAGATGCTCCAGAAACTCCGTGCCAGTGTTTTCTATCCTTGCTTTGATTATCGCATTGCTAAGGGCTTCTTGCGCTTCCAGAATTGCATCTACATTAACCGTGTTCCCATTCACATAATCGGTGAAACTCTGTTTGTACAGGTCGATCACCATTCTACTAAAATTTTCCATATCAATAACTATTTAACAGACATACAAAGCAAAACCTTGTACACTCCGTAAATATCTTCAAATGCAACCTCAAAGGGTGCAAAGATAGGATCTTGATTAATAGATACACACTTTACATACCCCTCTTTTTCAGCAGGAACGAGTATCTTAATCACAGTACCGTTACAGGTATCAAGCACATACACCTTTCCCCATTCGATAAAAGCCCTTTCGTTTATCCTCTTTATGAAGATCCGGCTACCGTTGGGATATTCAGGCGACATACTATCACCTGATACGGTCATAGCGAAGTCCACGCCACGGATCGGAGATACTACCTTTTCACAATCGCTTTCCTTGACCGATACAACGAAGTCATTCAAGCTGCCTCCTTGTGCGGACACTGGAAGAAGTAGAACCATCTTTGCAGTCTCTTCCGTTGCATCTTTCTGGTTGCGCTCTTTGGGATGCTCTTCTTTCGGAGTGTACAGAGTTTCCTCACTTTCTCCGTTATTCAGCATTATCCCAACTCCAGACTTTAGCCACGCTATGTTTAGTTCCGGGTAAACCTCACTTATTTTCTTCAATGTGTTTTCACGGATGCTATCACCTACTTTGTTCGCCCAACCGTTACTCATTCCGATTGAGATTTCAAATTTTTGCTGACCCAATCCCTTGTACCGAAGAAATTCCAGCAATCTATCTTTTGTTTCGCTCATTTTACCGACTTTAATTCTAATTTGATAATCAATAACTTATAATTCCCTCGCAAATTTCTTAGAAAAAAACTCCGTAATTATTTGCTTTATTAGAATTATTCTCCGTATATTTGCGGTGTAATCAATGTTATTACAGGGCAAATATATGAAAAATGTGTTTGCCAAACGCTAATTTACTGGGTAAAAATATGGAAAAAAGTAAGTTCAGACAGATTTATGACGCTCTTCCGGCAAAAGCACCCGTAGCTCCGAAAACGGCTTTTGTAAAAGAAGTTGCGGAGTTATGCAAAGTTTCAGAGAAAACTGTACGCTGTTGGTTGGCAGGAGCGCAAAAGCCGGATGCTTTGAAAATTTCCCTGCTTTCCCAAAAGTTAGGCGTACCAGAAAACGAATTGTTCAACTAATCAAATGCAACACTGATTATGAAGTTTGAAACATTAATCAATTTGGCAGGATCGGTAATCTTCGGACTGCTTGGAATCACAGCCCTAATCGGGGCGATCTTCTTTGGCGCATGGTGGCATTTCGTCACATTCGTTATGTGCGCTTTGATGGCTTATGTGCTATACACTGATGATGAGTACGGCACTGAAAGCGTGTCTGCATTCTTCAAACGTATCAAAAGCAAGTAATCATGCCTATCATTCTGGAATTATACGAACTGAAAAACCTATGCGCTGAAATGGCTGAACTGGGTGCGGCAAATTACGCAAAGCGTATCGCCCCGGCAAATGACCTTATTTCACAGCGTGAGGCATACAGGGAGTTTCAGGAGTGCCGGGTTAAGAAGTGGGTACAAAGAGGTACGGTATCTACTACTCGTGGCGGTGCTTCCATACGCTCCAAAGTTCTTTATTCCAGAGCGGAATTACTGGCTGCTGATAAATCGGAAAAACTTAACACTTTAATAAACAAGTAAAATGAGAACAATTAAGTTGGAATGTTTGACCCTAAACAATTTTAAGGGAATCCGTTACCTTACGTTGGACTTCACCAATGCGGAAACGTGGATATATGGTGAGAACGGTACAGGTAAGACAACGGTATGTGATGCCTTTTCGTGGCTTCTTTTCGGAAAGGATAGCAAAGGCAGATCCGATAGTAATTTCAACATTAAGACGTTGGATGAAAACGGAAAGCCTATCTTGAAGATAGAGCATTATGTTAGTGGTTTGCTTTCGGTAGATGGAAAGTCGGTGAAGTTACAGCGTAGGTATGTGGAGAAGTGGGTAAAACCTCGTGGAACTACAGAAGAAACGCTGAAAAACCACCAGACAGAGTTTTATGTGAATGATGTGAAACTGGCTACCAAACAGGAATACGATAGTACGGTAGCTTCCATTTTGCCGGAAGATGTTTCACGGATGATCACCAATCCGTTTTATTTCACCTCTCTTAATCCCGAAATACAGAAAAGTATGCTGCTTGACATGGCAGGCGATGTGACGGATGAAGATGTGGCAGGATTGAAGCCGGAGTATGTGGAACTGCTTGCGCAGTTATCCGGCAAGTCGCTGGCTCAATACTCCAAAGAGATAGCCTCACGGAAAAAGGCGATCAAGGATGAGTTGTTGGTGATACCGTCCAACATTGAGACTGCAAACAGGTTGAAGCCGGAAGAAGAGGATTGGGTGGCTTTGGATGCCGAACTAACGGAAAAGCGCACGAAGAAAGCCGAACTGGAAGCCTCTTTGTCTGATAAATCCAAATTGGTAGAGGAAGAGTACAAGCGGAAAGCCAATATCCAAAAGACTATCGGAGAAAAGCGGATTTCCCTTACCCAAAAGGAGAATGAGTTGAGGGCAACAGCCGACAAAGGTCGCAATGATGTTTCATTGAAGATCCGTGATATGGAATACAAGCTGAAACTACATGAGGGGGATTTGGTGCGGAAGCGCAACGAAATATCCTCTTATGAGGCACAAATCCAGAGAATGAACACGGAACTTGATACGTTGCGTGGGCAATACAGGCAGATAAGCCAAGAGCAACTGACATACCCGGAGGGTGCTTTCGTATGCCCTACTTGCCATAGACAGCTTGAAGCGGATGATATTGCCGCCAAACAGCACGAAATGGAGGCTAATTTCAACCAAAGCAAATCTGCAAGGCTACAGGCTAATTCCACGAAAGGAAAAGGTATCAAATCCTCTCTGGAAGAAACAAAGAAAAAACGTGAGGATGCTTTGGCTAAGGTTGCTGAACTGGAGGCAATGATTGAACAAATCAAGGCAGATATTGAGGCTCAAAAGGCAAGTATGCCGGAAAGCGTGGATGTGCGCCAACTGATAGAATCTGATTCCGATTGCATTGCCATTCGCAATGAGATTGCGGAATTGGAAAACCAGCTTACAATGGAAGCAAAGCCAGTAGATACTACAGATCTCAAAGACGGTATCAAGGTGCTTGACAGTGCCATTTCCGAACTGGTTAAGAGGCTTGCAAAGCGTGAAGCCATAGAACGGGCTGATAAGGAGATTGCAACGCTGGAAGAAAAGCGTATTGCCAACAATCAGGCACTTGCCGATCTGGAGAAAACAGAGTTTGTTATGCTGGATTTCCAAAAGGCAAAGGATAATGAGCTTATGAAGCGCATTAATGGAATGTTCCAGATTGTTTCTTTCTCATTCGTGAATGAGCAACTTAACGGAGGTGAGAAACTGACTTGCGTATGCACTATAGACGGTGTTCCTTATCCAGATCTGAATGATGCAAAGAAACTTAATGCCGGATTGGATATTATCAATGCCATGTGCAAAGTGAAAGGCATATCCGCACCTATCTTCATTGATAACAGGGAGCGTGTGAATGAGATCATACCAACCATTTCACAGGTTATTAATCTGGTGGTTAGCCATGACAAAGAATTAACCATTAAATAATCAATTATGAACGGATGCTGTACAACAGACTTTCAAAAGAAAGTTTCAGAGTTTATTTCTTCTGCTACTTGCATGGTGGCGAAAGATAACAACAACAAACGAGCAATTATTGTAATTGCGGTAGAAGAAAACGAAAAAGGAGATAATGCGAATACACAAGTTCTTGCCGCTGGTACGGAAGAAAAGTTGGTATATGCGATAGCCCAATTTGCAATTAGAAACGAATCAAGAGGTTTGTTTAATAGGGCTATTAAGTTTTTGAATTTTATGAAGTTATCTAAAATATTCGGGAAATGACACAAGTAACAACAGCGGTGGCGACTGCAAACAGTGGAGCGGTTGCCGCAAAGAAAACAAAGGGCGTGGATCTTCTGAAACAGATGCTTAACGCACCCTCTGTAATGGAACAATTCAAGAATGCCTTGCAAAAGAACGCTTCTACTTTCGTGGCTTCTGTGATTGACTTGTACAACAGTGATTCCAAGTTACAGTTATGCGAGCCAAAACAGGTAGTAATGGAGGCTCTGAAAGCTGCTGTATTACACTTGCCTATCAACAAGGCTCTGGGCTATGCCTTTATCATTCCTTTCAACAATAGCAAGAGAGTTGATGATCTGGATGAGAACGGAAAACCAAAGATCGGACGTGACGGTAAGACACTACAGAAGTGGGTTAAGGTCTATGAGCCTACTTTCCAGATAGGCTACAAAGGACTTATCCAGTTGGCTTTGAGATCCGGGCAATACAAAACAATCAATGCTGATGTAGTCTATGATGGCGAATTGCGCAAGGTGAATAGGCTTACTGGAGAAATAGCCTTTGACGGTGAAAGGAAGTCTGATAAGGTGATCGGTTACTTCTGCTACTTCGAGTTGATCAACGGGTTTGCAAAAACCTTGTATATGACAACCGAACAAATGGCTACCCACGCAAAGAGGTATTCTAAGGCTTTGAAGAACGACGAAAAGGCTACTGTTGAGCATCTGTTGAGCCTTTCAAATCTTCCGGTATCTCCAGATAGTACGGCTGTAGGCTGGATGGGTAACTTTCACGGAATGGCTATCAAGACGGTTATACGCAATTTACTTAGTAAATACGGGTATCTGTCTATTGAAATGCAGAATGCTATCACAAGCGACTATGAGGGCGAATACACAGATTTCCGTGATAATCTGATTCAGGACAATGCCAACAAACAGGTATTGGATATGACGGATGCGACTTATGAAGAGGTTGCGACCGAAAGTAACGCTAATCCAAATGCGGCAAATGAGCCGGACTATTAACGGAGTGTGATATGGTTTTGAAAGTGTTAGGATCAAGTAGTCAGGGTAACTGCTACATTCTGGAGAATAAGAATGAGGCACTTATCATTGAGGCTGGAGTAAGATTTATTGAGGTGAAAAAGGCTCTGGGCTTCGATATACGCAAAGTGTCTGGCTGCTTGATCACGCACCAACATAACGATCACGCAAAATACATTAAGGCAATGGTGGAAAGTGGATTCCCAACGCTGGCACTGGAAGAGGTTTGGACTGCAAAGGGGGTTACTGGAAGCCGTGCCTATTGTATTGAGCGTGGAAAGGGCTACAGGTTTGGAAGATTCAAGGTGCTGCCATTCGATGCTTGCCACGATGTGCCTTGTGTCGGCTACCTGATAGACCACCCGGAAACAGGGCGTATAATGTTCCTTACGGATAGTTGTATGTGTGAGTATGTGTTTCCCGGATTAAACCAAGTTATGATAGAGTGCAATTACTCTGATGCAAAGCTGGTGGAGGCTATCAATGCCGGGCGTACACTTCCCTCACAGCGTGAACGCCTGATGACTTCACACATGGAGCTAAATACTTGCAAAGGGTTCTTATGTGCCAATGACCTTACCAATGTGGCAAACATTGTCCTGCTTCACTTATCCGACAACAATAGCGATGAAAAGAACTTTGTTTCGGAGATAGAAAGGCAGACTGGAAAGGTGGTTTATGCGGCACATACTGGACTTGAAATAGAACTGGATAGGATTTAGGTATGGCAAAACTTCTGGTAGAGAAAAGAAACGGGCTGTTTAACCTCAAACCTCTTTATGAATGGTTCAAACATCAATTAGATGGGATGTATCGGATAGAGGTTAAAAGGGTGAGAAAACCACGATCAAACGACCAAAACGGGTGGTTGTGGGGGTGTATCTACCCGATGCTTTTAGATGCTCTTCTGGATGCCGGATATGAGTTTGTAAGCGTGGAGCAAGTGCATGAGTTCTTTAAGGCTCAAATGACTTCTGACAAAGTGGTAAACAAACACACGGGCGAAATCCTGACTTTCCCCGGCTCTACAGCCACTATGGACACGCTTACTTTCTCCACCTATTGCGAAAAGCTAAGGGAGTACGGAAGAGAGTTTCTGAATGTGGAAATACCCGATCCTGATAAATACTGGAAGTGCAATGAAAAGAATACCCAACGGTGTAGTTTCGGAACTGATCCGACTTCTGCCAGTGCTGATTGAAAACATTCCACCCGGACGGAGTACCAGAGTGGATAATGCGATAAGATTAACTAAAAAACTGATTGTCAAACTAAAAACATTGAAAGATGAAAATTCAAATTGAAAAGGAGAAAGTACAAGCCGCCTATAAAGATGCTTGTGATGGTGTAAAGGAAATGCTGATTAAGATGTTCGGCAAAGAAGTCTGTGAGGCTGCAAAACCGACACTTGACGATTACAAAACGATCAAGAGTTACGAAGATGCTTGTGAAGTGCTGGGGCTAACTCCGATCCTTTCGGAAAACAGAAACAAGGCTCTTTGCGCACAGTTTCCAGATCACTACGATTTTCGGCAAAATATGCCTAAGCACATTATAGCCCTTATGAAGCTGGAAATTATTAGCCGGGCTTTGTGGGGTAAAGACTTCCAGCCAAAGCCAGATGCAGAGGGTAAGGAAATTTATTGGTATCCGTGGTTTGCCTTATACACCAAAAAGGAAATGGAAGAAATGAGCGAAGAAAAACGTAAATCTCTGCGTGGTGCTCTGCTCGCTGGGCGTGCGTATCGTGGTGCGTCTGCGGGTTTCGGTTGTCTGTCTACGCATTATCGCTCCTCGCGCTCGCCTGCGCACATTGGTTTCCGCTTGTGCCAAGAAACGCCAGAGAAAGCGGAATACTTCGGAAAACAATTCATTGAGTTGTGGGCTGAATATCTGGCTTTCGGTTTCAAAGTTACAGGACACTTAGAATAATTCATTAATCACTAAAATGTTTGTAGGATGAAAGATGTAATGTTAGCGGACACCCCGATTGAGGAACGGGCGCAAATCTTACGGGATAGTTGCGATAAGATTGTTGAGAAGTGCTACACTCGGAAATTCGACACGAAAGAAACGAATGAAAAACGTGCTGAACTTGCCAATGTTTCCATTCAGATTGCAGATCTGGAAGAGAAACTGGCAGAAGTCCGGGCTGACTTAAAAGGGCGTATAAAGCCACTTGCTGAACGCATGGGTAAGATCCGTGGCGAATTGAAAGCTGGTGGAGAATGGGTATCTGGAGAATGTTACCAGTTCTTAGATGCTGATGAGGGAAAAGTGGCTCTGTATGATCCTAACGGTTACAAGATTGAAGAGCGTGATATGCGCCCGGAAGAAAGGACACGCACCATATTTCAGGGAATACGGGAAAATATGACGGTACAGATGTCTAAGACAGGTACAGATAACTAATGTTTAACTATTCAAAATTACCAAGATGGAAAGAAACGAAAAAGAGAACGGTTTGACCGTGAACATTGAGAACTACACAGGCGAAAAGCCTATTGAGATTGTGTACCGTGAGGGAGCTGCACCGAAATCGCCCAATCCGCTTGAAACCAAAGAGCCGGAGAAGATAGGTGTTAGTGGCATTATCTCCACTCCGTTTGACTGGCTGGAGAAGCGTATAGGCACGATCGACCAGAAACGGGCGAATGTGAAAGTGGATCGTGAGAAAATGACGATCACCCTTACCGTGAATGAGGATGATTACTACACGAAAAACACTTTCGTTGGAAAGGTTGAGTTTTCAGAAGCCTTTGAAAAGTTCGGTATCAATGATGCCAGTTCCGGCTGGATTCCGGCAAAGCTGGGTCAGTTCCTGCGAATTAACCGTGTGCTGTTTGCCGACAAAGAAGAGTGCATGAAACTTGTTTCTCAACTCAAAAACTTTTCGGCTAAGGCAAAGGCTGAAATCCAGAAACAGCGTGATCCGTCCGGCTCTATGGCTGATGTGTACCGTCAAGAGGTGGAAAGCAACTTGCCGAAGAGTTTCACTATCAATGTGGCTATCTTCAAGGGGACTGCAAAGACACCCATTGAGATAGAGTTTGACCACTATCTGAAAGACGGTGAAGTGCTGTTACAACTTGTTTCTCCGGGCGCAAATGAACTGACGGAAACCTACCGTGACAGTTGCATTGACGATGTTCTTACCAAGATCAAAGCCATTGCGCCAGACATTGCAATCATGGAAATCTAAATGTGTTTCGGGTGGGGGGCTTTGTTCCCCACCCTTATAAGAAGTTCCACAATGGCAAGAAAGAAGAAAAATCCAATGCCTTTCGATACTGAATACTGGTTGAGCGATCCGGTATTGAAAGCACTGCCACTTGATGTTAAGGGGCTGTGGATTGATATGCTTTGCTATATGTGGGAAAGTGCGGATCGTGGCGTAATGGTTAAGCCTACAGGCGAAATATATACGCATGAGGAAATACTAAGGCTATTAGGAAAAGAAAGCTCCGTAGGTGAAAACTGGCTTGATATGCTGATAGAAAACGGTTTGTGCGGAGTTCGTGATGATGGTGCTGTATTCAGTAGGCGTATGGTTCGTGATGAGGCTATAAGGGAAAAGAGGCGTGAGGCTGGCAAGAAAGGCGGTGATGTTACAAAGGCTAAGGTTTTTGATGCAACGCCAGTACAACAGCCGCTTATGCAGAAGCCAGAAGAAAAGCCGGAAGAGCAAACCAAGCAGGGAACTGTAGGGGAACAACAGCCGGACTTATTCCCGGAAGAAAGCCCACCGCCATTAACCCCAGAACAGCAGGCAAAAGCGGAGAAAGCCAAGAAGTATAAATATGCCGAATTTGTCACCCTTACAAGGGATGAGTACGCAAAATTATGCGCCCAATACTCCGAAGAGGGGGCAAAACGGATGATTGAAATACTTGATAACTACAAAGGTTCTAAAGGGAAGAAATACAGATCTGACTATAGGACTATATTAAATTGGGTAGTAGATAGATATAACGAAGAAATACAGAGAAATGGAAAAGCAATTAGCGGAAAGACTTCAAGCGATACTGGCAAGACAGGCAGCTACAGGGACACGCTTTAAGGTCGATATGTTTCCGCAAGAAACGATAGAAGAAATGCTGCGTATGTGCTACCAGTCGGAAGTGGAACGTAGAAGAGTAAAGTACATTGCCGATGATAGCACGCTGGAGAAAATCAAAAAGGCTGCAAAATGGCTTTGTGGTGATTACAAAGTAGGGCTGTTGCTCTATGGAAGTGTTGGTTCTGGTAAAACAACATTGGCAAAGGCAATATGCAACTTGATAGGTATTCTTTATGGTGGAAGTTCAATATCCGCTGAAAGAAGAGGTGTGTATCGTGTTTCGGCTCTGAATCTGGCTAAATCCGTAGTGGACGATCCGGCTTACTTCGCAAGGCTGAAAAACCAAGAGTTGCTGTTTATTGACGATGTGGGTACAGAGCCGGAAAGCGTGAAGAGTTGGGGTAACGAATTTTCACCAGTAACGGAACTGATCTATGCGAGATATGATAGGCAGTTGTTCACTATCGCAACTTCCAATCTAAATGATGAAGAGTTTGGCGAGCGTTACGGTGTTCGCATTGCTGACAGGATGGAAGAAATGTTTGAAAGACTGCATTACAAACAGAACAGCTACAGAAGATGAGTATGATTGAATGGAACAAACTAAGGGAGAAAGCCCATGCCAATTCCGTAAGACACGGATTTTGGGAGAATAACCCAAGCGATCAACATTTCCTTTGTCTGGTTATCAGTGAACTTATGGAAGCTGTAGAAGCAGATAGAAAGGGCGATTACGCAGGCAAGGATATGAAGAAACTTTTTGAAGATGATTTAGTGTCTGGAGAAGATTTCAAAGGACTGTTTGAATCGCATTTGAAAGATACAGTAGAGGATGAGTTGGCAGATGCCGCAATTCGTTTGCTGGATCTTGCCGGAGCGCACAATCTGAATTTGAATAGGTTTTGCCTCCAGCACGTTGTTACTCCACGAAAGACTTTCACGGAAAACATCTTTGCCATAGTTAAGGATCTGGTAAACTATAAGTATTCGCAGGAAGAGCAAGTAAACTATGCGTTGAGCCAGATACTAAGATTGTCGGAGATTATGAAGTTCAATCTTGAATGGCACATAGAACAAAAGATGCGGTACAATGAAAGTAGAGAGGTCAAACACGGAAAAAAGTATTGAGCATGAATACAAGTTTTGAAAGATGCGCCAACACCACGGATGAGTGGTACACTCCGAAATGGATCATTGATTCACTCGGTGAATTTGACCTTGATCCGTGTTCCCCTGAAAACCGATTGTGGGACACTGCCAAAAGGCATATAACGCCACAAGAGGACGGTTTGAAAACCTCGTGGGGGGGGGTAAGAGTATGGCTAAATCCCCCTTATTCACGCCCTCTAATAGAGCGGTTTGTGGAAAAGATGGTAGCAAACAACAATGGCATAGCATTGCTTTTCAACAGGTGCGACAGCAAGATGTTCCAAGATCTGATCTTTCCCAACGCAAGTGCCATACTGTTTGTTAGAGGCAGGATCAAGTTCTACAGACCAGACGGGACACAGGGCGATAGTCCGGGATGTGGAAGTGTTCTTATAGCATTCGGAGAAAGCAATGCCGAAGCTCTGGAGAAGTCAAATATACCGGGTAAATACATAAAACTGAAATGATGGACGAATTTGTAAAGACAGTACAGGAAATGAGAAAATACCAAAAGGACTATTTCAAAACAAGGGATAAAGCTACCCTTGCGAAGTCAAAGGAATTGGAGCGGAAAGTGGATAATATGCTATCCAACTTATCCCCCAATATGCCTAATTTGTTTCAATAAGTGTGTTCAATAAACATATTTAGCAATGGAAAAGAAGAAAGTTATAGTTACCCTCTGCAAAAAGTTCCCGGCTACACACCCGAAAGCCGGAGTGCCTACAGAATTTGAAAGCAAGTTGAAAAATGGCACGAAGATCCACACTATACGGCACAATGCAAAAGGTGTATGGGATGAGCGTTGCAAGGGCATTGCCTCTGGCAGAAAGTACCTATCTGTTAGGGAATGGACTGGCAGACCGTACAACTCCGAACAAAGGGAGTTTGCAAGGTATGAGGAAATAGGGCTGCAACGCATAACAATGACTTATGACAGCAGCCATGCCGTGCCTCAAATCTGGATTGACGATAAGAAAGTACCGATTGAAGAGGTTGCCAAGAATGACGGTTTGAGCGTTAAGGACTTCATTTCATGGTTCTTTACTAAGGATAATGTGTTTGAGGGTGTGGTTATTCATTTTACAGGATTTAGATACTAAGCAATATGAAGAAGATTTATAAATACAGGATTGAAGTAACGGATGATCAGAATATCGAAATGCCAGTTGGCGCAAAAATTCTGACGGTTCAAACTCAAAATGGTGTTCCTTGCATTTGGGCAATGGTTGATCCTAATGCTGAAAAAGAAAGAGTACATATCAGAGTACATGGTACAGGGCATACAATTCAAGACAGCGACAGGCTGGAATACATAGGTACTTTTCAAATGTACGGTGGTTCGCTTGTGTTTCATACTTTCAAGGTGTGCTGATATGGATAAGGAGCGGAAGATTGAGCGGATTAAGGAGCGTGGTTTTAAGGTTGTCACATTGGGCAAACATATCCGTGCTTCAAAGGGGAATGAGGTTTATTCCGGCTCTGTAAGTTATGTTTTTAGAATGATATTCGGTTATTGATATGGATAAGACTTGTGAAAATTGCTCCTATATGAAGCTATTGGAGATTAGAAAAGGCTATAAGGCTTATTGTTGTACGGCTCATTCCTATGTTAAGGGAGGAACACGCTATGAAGATCCGAAAGGTGTAATGCCACACTTCAAATGTAACTGTGGGAAATTCCGTAGCAGATATGAATAGAAATGAAGAGTTGAAAGAAAGTCTGGGCGAAGAGCTATGCGCATATTGCCCGTGGCGTAGAGGTGAAATAGACCATACCCCGGAAATAACGTGTGATGGTATGTTTTGCGATGATGCGCTGGAAGAGTTTCTGGAAGATAACAAAGAATACTTTGATAGCGATGAGTGACGATAGGCATTGTAGCGAATGTAAGCACTTCTGGAGTAATCCGAAAGTAGGTCAGATGTATTGCTGCAAGCTGGCTAAGAGAATAACAGCAAGAAAGAAACCATGTAAGTTTTACCAACAAAACAGTAAGTAAATGAAGAATAATGCAACAAAGAAAACGGATGTGTTCCTGATTGATCCACGAAACATAGTAGTGGAAGATGGCTTCAATGTCCGTAGGGATTTCGATCTGGATGAATTGAAAGAACAAATCAAGGCGAAAGGAGTGCTGAATCCCCTAACCGTGATTGCTTTCAAGGATGAAAACGGTGATGAGAAATACAGGCTGGTAGATGGTGAACGCAGATTCCGTGCCACTATGATAGCCATTTCAGAGGGTGCGGATATTCCATTTGTGAAAGCGTTGAAGCGACCGCCAACAATGAGCCGTGAGGATCTGTACATAGAGCAGATGATGAGGAATGAGGGAAAGCGTTTTACTGAATATGAATGCGCTTTGATGTTCCAGCGGTTCAAAGAAGAGTTCGGATATACACAGGTGGAGATAGCGGACAAGTTCAAGAAGTCCCCGGCTTATATCAGTAAGTGCCTTTCTCTTCTGGATCTTCCAAAGGAGTTGCAAGAGCGGATTATGAGAAACGAGCTATCCATAACAGCGGCAAGGGAGATCGCTTCAAGCTATGAAACGGAATCGGATCAGGTGAAAGCGGCTCAAAACGCTGTTAAGGCGGCAAAGGAGCAAGGCAGAGAGACTGCAACCAACAGAGAGGTAACAGCCCACCTGAAAGAATCAAATGAGGCTAAGGCGGTAGCTAATGCCTTGCGTAGTATCTGGGCATATCTGGACGGTGAAAAGATGGTAGATGTGGATCGGCTGATTACGCTTCTGGATAAGGAACAAAGCCTATACCAAGCAATGAAACAATATAAAAAGATGTAAGTATGAAAGTATTATTTTTTGATTTGGAAACTACTGGCACTCTGGTAAATCGGCACGGCATTCACCAGATAAGCGGTATGGTAGTAATTGACGGTGAAGTCCGTGAAAGTTTCAATTTCCATGTACAACCCAATCCCAAAGCCGATATTACACAAGAGGCTCTGGATGTGGCAGGAGTTACAAAGGAGCAAATAATGGCTTACCCACCTATGGGCGAAGTGTACAGGCAGTTTGTGGATATGCTGGCAAAGTATGTGGATAAGTACAACAGACAGGATAAGTTCTTTCTTGCCGGGTACAACAATGCCTCATTTGATAACCAGTTTCTCCGTGCGTGGTTCGTGCAGAACGAAGATAAGTATTTCGGATCGTGGTTCTGGAGCAATTCTATAGATGTGATGGTGCTTGCCACTCCGTATCTTGCCGCCAGACGTGCGGAAATGGAGAATTTCAAGCAGGGGACGGTTGCAAAGTTTCTGGGCATTGATGTAGATTCCAACCGCTTGCATGATGCGCTCTATGATATAGAGATATGCAAGGCGATATTCGATATTGTTTCACCTTACAAAGTCTGATTATGGCGAAGAAGAAAGAAAAAACATTTGAGCCGATGCCGGATGATCTTCTGGCACTACAGGATGAGTATATTTCCGTTGATGCTGAAATAACCCGGCTGGAAGAGCGCAAGAAGCAGTTACAGGATCGTATGCTGGAGCTTATGCAAACACACGACCTGAAGAAAGCGGAGAATGAGAGAATACGAATATCCTACATTGCACCGTCCAAGCGTAAGAATTTCGACAAAACCAGATTCCAAGAGGAACACAAGGATATGTATGCTCAATATCTGGTTGATGTGGAAACGAAAGCATCTATAAGAGTATCAATTAAAACCCAAGAATGATATGAAAACTGACGAAACCAAGAAAGCAAGAGTTATCTACCCGGAATACTGGGCGAAACGTAAGAAAAGGCTTAATGCCGGATTCATTAAGATGCTGGAAGAAACGGCACAAAAAGAAGCGGAGTGTTCCGATGAGTACGGAGAATACAAGACGGGTACATTCCTCTACAAGTCCGCTATAGTAAGCGTGAGAAAGGAAAACGACCTCTGGACTTTGCACATGATGAGCGAAGTTCCTATAGGCTTGCCGCTTATCAAGGAAATACGCTACAAGTTTTTGCCGGACAACCTTTTGATGGCGCAACTGTATGCACCAAGAAAGGATGCAAGTGAAATGAAAGGCGTGATATTGTATGAGATTCCCAACAATCAAGAAAACGAAGTAGCGGAATGATTTGTATTGGGATAGATACAGGCGTACATACGGGATTCGCTGTTTGGGACAGCAAGCAGCGATCCCTACTTATGGTGACTTCTTTGCCTATTCATAAGGCAATGGAAAATGTGAGATCCTTGCGTGATGAATATGTGGCTGTAGGCGATAAGGTGTTTGTGAGGGTGGAAGATCCGAGGCAAAGAAACTGGTTCGGCACTGAAAGGATGTCAAGGGAAGAGGAAAGGAAACGGCTGCAAGGCGTTGGATCGGTGAAGCGTGATGCCTCTATCTGGGAAGATTACCTGAAAGATCTGGGAGTTGAGTTTGAAATGGTTGCCCCGAAAAGGAATGTAACCAAGCTCAAACAGGAAACTTTCAAGCGATATACCGGGTGGAGAAAGCAGACAAATGAGCATGGCAGGGATGCGGCTATGCTTGTTTTCGGTTATTAGGCTATTTTTATGCTTAAAAGTGTGTTTAGTAAACACATAAATTCATATCTTTGTATCATTAACCAAGTAAATTGAAAGCTATGCTGATAATTGATGTTCTTATCGTGTTTGCCGTGATAGTTGGCGTTCTGTTTGTGTTGCATAATTGGGGCGGCTACCTTGTAAACAAGTGGATGCCAGCCGACAATATGAAGCAAGGTGATGTGATGTACATTTACCTAAACATTGGACACGGGGCAACGGCACTAAAAAGATGAGGTGAGCCGGATTC